CGCCCTGCGAATAGCCCTTGCTGTATTCGTCCCAAAGGTCATAGAGCGCATGGAACTTTTTAATGTTGATAGATTCGTCCTGCTCAATATTGGCGTCTCTCTCCCGTGCCAATCTCTTTTGGCCCGTAACATCCTTGGGGCATATGTGCTTAAGAAATAGCCCTGCAGTGTAATCATCGACGGGCGTATTTTTCCAGAGTTGGAATTGCTCCACATTATCGCGGAATGTCTCAAACACAGAATTGGCCGTTGAAAGCAAGCTATACGCGTCGAAATGTTTGCTGTGCTTTACCTTGTTGTAAGAAGCCTTGTCGCCACCGAATACCATAGAGTTTTCGCAATAGGAACGGTAAGCCCCGGCGAACTGCTGAAAAGCCCATTTGGAATTTACGCTGTTAATCTGGTCTGACCGGCAATAAACCATATCATTCCCGCCCATGTCCACGGCCTCGTCAAGGTATTGGATAGAGCGTTTGGCCTTCATACCAAATTCGGAAAATTCATCACGGACCAGCACGTTATCCGTGGGAAGACTGCTCTCTTTTAGAATGTCCGCGTGAAGCCCAAAAAGCCCCGCGTGATTTTCCAGCGTGTACGTGCTGGATACGCAAGCGGTATCTGCTAATGAGTTGTTGCTGCTATAACGTAAAGCCCTGCTATCGGGTAAGTCCACACCGTCAAAGGTCTGCACATTATCCTTGTAAACTTCAAGCGGCTCGAAGAAGCTGAGATCGAAAATGTTGTTATGCTCGCGGAAGCTGGCAGAGGGTATAATGTCCTGCTGAATAGGCATTAATTGATTCATCGTAACTTGTCCTGTTTTGATAAAGCGGGATCGCCCCCAGTGTATAATTCAGTATCAATCCTGTGTCAAGTAAATAATTGCCGCTATCTAAAAAAGATCTGCACAGACTAAACCAATTTCTTGGAGAGTTCTGCCGTCAAGCAGCCCGATAGGACAGGGGGCGGATATGCTTTAGCTCTAACAAGGTGTTTATAAAGGGCCGACAAACTTAAGGGCCGACAAATTCAAGGGCCGACAAACTCATTCTATATAGAATTCTATCATCCATGCGTACCAGAACACACTGTTGGGATATAGCTCTTCATTTTCAAGCACATCTTCCATTGCGTGCATTAATTTAACCACCATTCAAGGGAGAACATGACTATTTCTTTCTTTTTGGCAACAGTATTTCTCTTAACAGTTGCCCTAGACTTCTTCTTTAACTCCTTGTGGATAAGCCCATCAACGTATTTTAGAGCGTCCGTAACATCTTGATTCTTTCGCGGGATAGACAGTAAAACATTATACACTTTATCTAGTTCAGTATAGGTACTTCTTTTTCTTAGGCTGCTCATGCTACTTCCTCTTCTTTTATCTGGTGAAGTATACTAGAAAGTATATCATCAGCTCTATGTAGTTTTTGTAAGTCTGTTAACCACATGTCACCATCACATTCTGATAGGGTAGTTACAGGGCCATTTATAAGGGGGTAAATGCGTTTAACAAACTCCTCAAATGTAACGCTTTCTTTGTAGTTCCATTGGTATGTCTTTGTATCTTCCATTACGCTGCAACCTTATCTAATTGAAACCATTCTGGTACAGAGCGATTAGTCCATTTGGCAAAGTATGCCTTGTCACCAAGGTAGTACGCCCTGTATGCAGAGACTACATCATCAAGTGATGCTGAGTTAGGATTACATTTATATTCATCAGGCATACACTGGGGTACTACACAGGTTAAACCTGTAAAGAGTGTTCTGTAAGGTATATGGTGGGGCGGATAAACCAACCATTCTAATGTAGAAGACTTATGTACTTTGCCATAGCGGTGTGTATACTCTTCACCAAGATAGCTCCACAAGTCAGACAACCAGTTGTAGTTACCACGGCCTAGTCTTGCCCATGCAGTAGAGGGGTGGTTCTTGTGGGCTATCTTGTACAAGCCCTCACGGTCAGCGACCTCATCACCGTCAATTACTCTATGTGCGGTGGATAGTATCTGTGCATACTCTAGCACCATCTTTACTACATGCTTGTCACAATGCATCTTCGCTGCAATCTTGGGGTTTTTGTCTAGATAGAATATGTTCATTGTTGTTCCTCATTTCTGCCGCAGTATTTCCACCCAACGTAGCTTTGCAAGCTCAGTAGCTAGTATCTCTTTTTCTCCTTGAGACATGTTAGCAAAATCTAAGTCTACCATCGCTTCATCACACATTAATTCAAACTTATCTTCGATATTTCCCTCAGTCTCAGGCACACTCATTTTGGTTCTCCATGTAAATAAGGTGAGGGAAGTTAGCATATACGTCCAGCACCCGTCAAGTGTTTTTTTAATCTGTACAGGATAGAGTGGCGCACTCGGCAGGACTCGAACCTGCAACCTACAGATTAGAAGTCTGTTGTTCTATCCAGTTGAACTACGAGTGCTTGACAAGTCTTCTTCATTGTCTACAATTTCTGTAACAACCCAACGACCTCTATCAGCTACATGGGGAAACCGCTTAATCCAGCTTCTAGGATAGTTTCCTAATTCAGTTTCATAGAACCATTCCCACTGCAACACTTTGCCATCTTGCCTTTTTGACACTTCTGGCTTTGGTCTCCGGGCTATACGTTTACGCATGTTTTACTGCTCCCGTTTCAATATTATAGTACACAAGCTCAACACCTAATCTCTTTTGTAAGGGTGTAAGTTGTCTGTGTATCATTGTACCGGGTCTCCAGTTAGCCCTCTTAGAGCGGAACGACATGCTTTTTACTTCTACTAACTTCTTATCCAGTGTCTCAGGGTGTATGGCAACAATATCAACAGGTCCAGTGTTGTTTGTTTCATTATACACAAAGTAGCCCTTATCTACATAATATCTCATAACCCCTAGTTTAGACTGTATGGCCTTCTTCTGCTTCCTATTCATCATGTTTATGCGCCCCCAGTGTGGTAAGTGTGTTGTGTGGTACTGAACTTATAGTTCTCACTTTTTTTACAGGGTTCACATATATACAGGTTCTTTTCAAGAAGCATCTCTTTTCTACAGGATAAACATTTTCTTTTCCTGAAATGCTCCTGTTTAATTTTTTTACGTTCAATATGCAGGGGCTTAACTATTACTATGTTTTCTAGGGCTTTAACCTGTTCCTTTATAATATCTTGTTTATCTACAAGATACTTATTTCTATTCCAGATACCAATGACTATATTTTTTGTCATTTCTCTTTTGTTTACCATAAGAAACTCTGAGCCTAGTTCCTTTGTTATCTGTCGGGCAGACAGACCATCCTTGTATCTCAGGTCAAGAACCTTCTTTACAAACTCCTTGGAGTGTACAGCGGCCATTAATCTAGTAACCCATCAAGGTTTAAAAAGGAATCGCCAGCCAGCCCAATAGGTTGTTCTATCTCAGCATAAATATGTTTTATACTATCTACAGTTATAGAGTTTAAAGTTTCGATATTAATATTTCTATAGCCCTCAGACTTAAGATCATACACGGGCAACATGGAAGTGTTTGTGTTACAATTTACACCCTTCTTAAGATGTTTCTTTACATTAAGGCGTGCGTTCATTTTACGTACTGTACCATCCTGTTTAACAAACTCTGCTGTAAAGATTTTATTCTGAACAGTTGCCTCGACAACCCGCCTCATCGTTTCGGGGTTTGACAATCTCGGAGAGTAAATTGTAATCATGGGATTTCCCGTTTATTGCTAAGGGTATTAGCCTAACACAAAAGTTTTTTAGCGTCAAGCGAAAGTTTCTGTTGACACAACAAATATGCCGTGATATGAGATATGGTTATCGTCTCCCGGAACTCTAGAGATATATTAATATGAATAATATAATTAAAGATTATATATATGCTATAGATATACCTATAGGGACTTCTGTTAGATTAGATTGTCCATTGTGTAGTGGAACTAAAACCTTATCCGTTACTGGTTTTATAGACAGTATAAAGTATTATTGTTTTCATGCTGACTGTACAAAGGGGGGTGTTATTAAAGAGGGGCTAACAGAGACATCATTTACAATAGTGGAAGACATATTAAAGCCTGTTTTATCTGCGGGGTTAAATGCTGAAAAACAGGGTTGGAGAAAGTATGATTGTCCTGCTACCTTTACTAGATACCTATTACAAAATGGATGTACTCACGCACTAGAGAATAATCTAGCAGACATACGCTATGATTATAGAAGGGATAGGGCAGTATTTGTAATAAAAGAAAACAATAAGATAGTTGATGCTGCGGGTAGGTTTATAGGAAGCGGTGATTTCTCTGGACCTAAGTGGTATAGGTATGCTGACAGTGGCATACCCTTTTCTTGTGGTACTTCTAACCATGCAGTTGTTGTAGAAGACTGCGCGTCCGCTTGTTCTGTATCATCTTTTGCAACGGGCGTTGCTCTCTTGGGAACGAGCCTGTCTGAGACGGCTATTGACATTCTTTCAGATTTCAGTATGGTGACGGTTGCGTTGGATAAAGACGCTACAACTAAGTCCATTGATATGGTTTCAAGACTGAAGTGGGAGATTGATAATGTAAATATGGTTGTACTAGAAAGAGATCTAAAGAGGTTGGATGTTGAAGATTCAAAAAGGGTTTTAGGTATAGATGATTGACAGATCGGTACTTGTTGCGTGTCTGAGTAAAGAAAATTATAACCGAGTAGCCAGCTTAATAAAGAAAGAATACTTCCCAAAAGAAGTAGCAACAATAATTGAAACACTGTCACACCTACATAAAAATTATGAGGGTGATCTTACTGTAGATGATTTGTCACTTGGACACCAAGCCAAGTACCCTGCTTTACCTGAAGCCACTGCTGAAAAGGTAGGCAGAGAGATTGACAAGCTACGGCTAACAAAAGTAAATACCGAACTAGTAGCTGATGTCTTACATGCTTTTTGGAAAAGAACAAAAGCAAAGGAGATAGGAGAACAGGCTCTTGGAATATTTGTTGGTAAATCTAGTGATACTAATTCTCTTTTCAATTCTGTAGAAGAGCTAAAGAATAATGACATAAAACAGTCACAGACTTACTCTGTTTTAAAAGAGGGTATTGAAACTTCTCTTGAGGAGTTCGAGCGCGACCCTGAGTTTAGTTTCCCCACGCAGCTAAGAGATTATGTACCGGGCATTGACAGACAAAACTTTGGTGTAATCTTTGCAAGACCTGAAGTAGGTAAAACATCCTTTGCAGCTTGGTTAGCAGGTTGGTATGTTAAGAATAAGTTTAGGGTTGCCTACTGGGGTAATGAAGAGCCTGTTAGGAAGACTAGGATGCGGGTGGCTAAATCCATTACAGAAATGTCCAAGCTGGAAGTACTTACTAATAAAGAGAAGTTTATAACAGAATATAAAGAACTTGCTCTACCCTACATAAACTTTATGGATTGTGTTGGCACCTCTGTACAAGAGATAGAGGACTACTGTATGCGCAATGAAGTTGACATTGTAATAATAGATCAGCTAGACAAAATTAGGATTGATGGAGAGTTCTCTCGCGGCGATGAGCGACTAAAGGAGCTATACTGTAGGTCCAGAGAGCTTGCAAAGAGAAACAATGTAGCGGTCTGGGCCATATCACAGGCTTCTTATGAGGCCCACGGTAGAGAGACTATTGACTACTCTATGTTGGACGGATCAAAAACAGGTAAGGCTGGTGAGGCTGATATCATTATTGGTATAGGCATAGCAGAACATGAAGAGTTCAGAACTATTAAGTTCTCAAAGAATAAGATTAATGGTTGGCACGGCTCTGTAGTCCTGCGTAGAGATGGCGATAGGGATATTTTCTCATGATTACAACCATTGATATAGAAACTACAATGAACTTTAATTCAAAGACTGTATCATCTCCCTTCTTTGGCAATCAGATAGTGTTTGTTGGAGCGGTGGGTGTAATACCCGGATCATACTCTGAGGAGATAGAGGTATGGCTACACCATGATGCTATACCTGCAACAAAAGGTGGTGTAGAGAAGCTACAGTCTACTTTAAATAATACAAGCTGTCTTGTAGGACACAACTTAAAATTTGATTTACAGTGGTTAAGAGCATGTGGCTTTACCTATGATGGTCCGCTGTTTGATACAATGATAGCTGAGTACCTTCTTGCTCGCGGCAATAAGATCAGTCTTAGCCTTGCTGCTTGCTGTACTAGGAGAGGGCTTTCAGAAAAGAGAAGCGATCTCACCGCAGAGTACATAAAGAACAAAGTATCCTATGAGAGTATGCCACCCCATGTAGTTAATCAGTACTGTATGAATGATGTTAGAATAACAAAACAATTAGCCGACATACAGATAGAGGAGTTTGGCAGACCTTGGAGTCATTATATTACCAGCCTACTTGAAGGAGTCCCCCATGCAAAATGTGCTTGATCTGTCAATGGGTATGCTAGACGCTCTTATTGATATAGAGAGCGCAGGTATTAAGATTTCTAATGAAAAGCTTTCCAAGATTAAACTGCAGTATCAGAACGAATATAATAGTTTGTACAACGATCTTATGGCTATTGCGGAACGTGTTATGGGTGATAGCCCTATTAACCTTGACAGCCCTGATGATCGTAGCATACTACTATATTCCCGCAAAGTAGGGGACAAGGCTACTTGGAAAAGTACTTTTAATATTGGTACTGAGATCAGGAACAACACCAAGAAGCAAAAGAATAAAACTAAAATGCACAGATCAGCCTTTGGTGCGCTTGTTAAAGAGCTAGCACCCGTGGTATATAAAACATCTGGTATGTCCTGCTCACACTGTAATGGTAGAGGCTCCTTTTACTACACAATAAAATCAGGTGAGAGAAGCAAGAACAAAAAGAACTGTAGCCGCTGTAACGGGGTGGGTATCCTGTATAGGAATCTTAAGGAACCAGCCGGTCTTAGGATAATACCCAGAGGGCCAGAAGACACTGCTGCTGGTGGCTTCAAGACAGACAAAGACACTTTAGTACAAATAAGACTGGATTTAGAAGGTGATGCGAGGGAGTTTGTGGACAAATACATGAGATATTCCATGATCAGAACCTATCTGAATACCTTCGTGGATAGCTTGGAGAAGTATCAAGATGATAGGGGTTATATTCATCCTCAGTTTAATCAGTGCGTCACTGCTACTGGAAGATTGTCGTCAAGTAGACCAAACTTTCAAAATATGCCGCGCGGAAACACATTCCCTGCAAGAGAGGCAATTGTTTCTAGGCATAGTGGTGGCTACATTCTAGAGGGAGACTATTCTCAGCTAGAGTTCAGGGTCGCAGGGTTCCTGTCAAAAGACCCCGTGATCTATGAAGAGGTCACTGCCGGGTATGACGTACACTCATACACAGCGAGCATCATGGGAGTGTCTAGGCAGGATGCCAAGGCGCATACCTTCAAGCCCCTGTACGGGGGTGTGCTTGGCACTAACAGAGAGATGGCTTACTATTCAGCCTTTAGAAATAAGTATCAGGCTGTATCTAAGTGGCATGAAAGACTTCAAGATGAGGCTGTTAATACAAAGAAGGTTGTACTACCTTCTGGCAGAGAGTACTCCTTTCCCTACGCAAAGTATACAAGAAGGGGTACTGCGGTCGGTGCTACAGCTATTAAAAACTATCCCGTTCAAGGATTTGCAACGGCTGACCTATTGCCATTAGCCCTTATACGGCTACATAAGAGCTTAAAGGCAGTTACCAAACCTAAGCTCTTGAGTAAGATAATAAACACAGTACACGATTCTATTGTCATGGATGTTCATCCTGACGAAAAAGATCAGATGATTAATTTAATGAAGGAGTCTATGCTATGTATACCTAAAGAATGTCACGCGAAGTTTGGTGTTGACTTTGATATGCCTATTGATATAGAATTAAAGATCGGCCATGATTGGCTAAACCTACAGGAGATCAAATTAGATGAGCGCAGTAATGAAGATTGAAGAGTTTAACGAAGATAACCTAGCAAAAATGGCAGCTATGATTGGTCAGACAGATCATAGTAAGGCTGCTGTAGGACTGCCCCGGCTAGCCATTGAACAGCAAAACGAAACTAAAGAGGGGGATGTTCTACCCAAGGGTTCTTTCCGATTGCGTATGGGTGATCAGTCTATATATGCTAAAGAGATTGAAGCCCGCCTGTTCATTCGCTACTACTCTTATGATCTGTGGAACAATGATAACCCTGAACTATCCGTTCGTACCGTGCTAGCTCCATCGCTTAGTGATGACTTCCCTGATACGAGCGGTGGTAATAAGTGTGGTAAGCTCTCTAAGGATGAGGTAGCTAGCCTATCTTCTAACTCTATTGAACACGCAAAGCAGAAGAGTATTAAATGTACTCAGGTTATCTATGGTGTCATTACTTCTGCTGAAGGCGCTAAGACTGTTGATGGTGAAGGCGTGGATATTAAAGATACTCCCTTTATCTGGGCAGCACGAGGCTCTGCTTTCATGCCTGTTGCAAACCATATCCGAGAGGTTCCCTCTAACAAGATTATGTTTGCACAGAAAGCAAAGATTAATACTAAGCGTAACGTGAATGGTAGTGTTATCTACTACTCACCTGTTTTTGATAAGCCGAAATCTGTTAAGGTTGGAGAGAAGGACATTGAACTTCTTAACGGGTTTATGGAAGACATTGAAAAGTGGAATACTAAAGTAGTTAAAGAGTATTCTGAACGTAAGGAAACTGTGCTGGCTCGTGATGAACTAGACGTGGCAAACGAGCTAGAGTCAGTCGCAGTCTGATGACTTCAATGCTGCTACATAAAGTACAGCATTTCCTTGAGAAAGCGTCGAGGGGTGAAGGCGAAGGTCTTCCCCCTCATCTCATTGATGAGTTTAAGGAGATGTGCGGCGCTGCTATCCAAAGGCAGTTTGACAGGAAGTCTGAATACCGTGTACGTATGTCCGGTGTCGGTAAGCCCCTGTGCCAACAAAAGATGTCAATCCGTGAGGACAGGGAAGAAGATGTAGACTATACTCTTGTTATGAAATTTCTGTTTGGTGATATCATAGAAGCTATAGCTGTTACTGTGCTTAAAGCTTCAGGTGTAGCTATACAGGGAGAACAAGAAGCAGTTAACCTTGACATTGGTGGCACAAATCTAAGAGGTACTTACGATGTAAAGATAAACAATAAGATATATGACATAAAGAGCGCAGCGCCCGGATCTTTCTCTATGAAGTTTGCTGCTAACCGAGGCTACAATAACATTAAGAAGGATGATGTGTTCGGCTATGTTCCACAAGGGTATCTGTACTCAGAAGCTGCTGGCTGTAGCTTTGGTGGGTGGATAGCTATTAATAAATCTACTGGTGAGTGGGCTGTTTGTGAAGCCCCCTTAATTCAGGATGAAGATAGAAAAGAAGCCTTGGCACTAGCAGATAGTAACATACGAGAAGTGCTAAACAATCCAACCATTGACAAATGTTTTACAGATTCTATAGAGACTTATAAAGATAAGGAAACGGGTTCTGTTAAGAAAACAGGAAACCGCCTTATGGACAGAACGTGTGGTTACTGTGGATTTAAGAAGTACTGTTGGCCTGACGCGGCTTACAAGATGTCAGCAACATCCAAGGCTAAGACAAAGCCTAGAGTATGGTATACAAAGCACGTAAAGGATGAAGTGTAATGCCTCTGTTTGTGACTAACAGGGTAACAGACTTTGAAACCATGCACAATCCAGCGGCGGTTTTTGTATACTTTGATACGGTTAAGGGGGATTGTTTTGGTGCAGATAATACCGTTATTAAGTCTCTTAGTGATAACAATAAACAGCAAATAATATATAGAAAGAATATGTCTTTTGAAGGGGCTTTCTCAAAAGAAGAGTTTAATACTATTGGCAGAAATAGTATATCTTCTAACTTTGATTCCCTTCGTTCACACATAAAAAAGGGAAGACTTGTTGTGTTTCCTGTAGTGCCTTTCTCATTAGCAAAGAGCTTATCTAGTAAACTAGCATCTGAGTATATGGACAAGAGATTTATGGAGTTGGTAAATACCACAGTAGCATGAGATTTAGATCAAAATTTGAAGCCGAGGTTGCTATGTCTTTAAACCGGAGGGGTGTTGATTTTGAGTTCGAGCCTGATAAAATTCCTTATCAGCGTGAACCCAGTGTATACATACCTGACTTTTATATACCAAGTAAGGACATGTACATTGAAGTTAAGGGTAGATTGATACAACAAGATAGAGTTAAGCACCTTCTTGTTAAAAAACAAAACCCTGACTTTGAGGTTAAGTTCTTTTTTGCTAACGGCAATAAGAAGATATATAAAGGGTCAAAGACTAGCCACGCTGATTGGGCGGAACGTCACGGATTTGAGTGGGCAGATAAAAAATTACCTGCGGAGTGGTTTGATGACTGATGATGATGACGGTTTTATTTTTACTATTGGTAACGAGCTAAGTGATGAAGACTCTTTAATAGATGAGGCTATGAGAAATAGGATATCCGAGGAAACATTTTTTCTCTCCCCTGACAGGCTTTATATAGTTTTTGATCCCGTGTCCGTTGACAAGGTGACAGTTCGTGCCTATGATACCTCTGACGCTGGCGAGGTCAATGCTGCTCACATCCTTCAGCAGGGAATGCTTAGTCTTCTTGAGTCAGACTACGATTACCTGATGCAGCTAGGGCATGAGGCTACTTTAAATAGCATAGAAGAAGAACAGTCTAAAGAGAACCGCAAGAAAGTGTCTGTTGATGATCTTTACGACAATGTAATAAGAGTTAAATTTAGCGAGGATAACTGATGCCCGACGAAATAAAATACCTTAAACAAAGTGGTGTACTTAACGAACTGAAGGAAGCTGTTAATAGCCCTTCCCACTACACAAAAACGGGTACAGAGACTATTGATATACTCAAAGAGTCTCTTACAGAAGAAGAATTTAGCGGGTATTTAAAAGGAAACATCTTAAAGTATGTTTGCCGGTATAAGCACAAGGGGATGCCTCTCCAAGACCTGATGAAATCTCAATGGTATCTAGACAGGTTAATTAAGGAACAAAGAAGCAATGGCAAGTAATTATTTTCCAACAGATTACCAAGAATTTATCCACCTGTCCCGCTACGCTAGGTGGTTAGGTGACAGACGGGAAGCTTGGCCTGAAACAGTGGCTAGGTACTTTAATTTTATGGAGTCTCATTTAAAAGAGAACCACAATCACGTAATCCCTAACAGGAAAGAACTAGAAGAAGCTGTACTTAGCCTTCAGATAATGCCTTCTATGAGAGCTTTGATGACTTCAGGGCTAGCTCTAGAACGGGATAACACTTCTGGGTATAACTGTTCTTACGTGCCTATTGACTCTCCTCGTTCCTTCGATGAGATATTGTACGTACTTATGTGTGGTACAGGGGTGGGATTCTCTGCAGAGCGCCAATATACAGATAAACTCCCTGTTGTTAATGAACAGTTTGAAGATACCGAAACAACTATCATTGTACAGGATAGTAAGGCTGGGTGGGCTAGGGCGCTGCGAGAGCTAATCGCGTGCCTCTACGCTGGTCATGTGCCAGAATGGGACTTATCGCGCCTACGCCCTGCTGGAGCGCGTTTAAAGACGTTTGGGGGTAGGTCGTCTGGCCCCGCCCCTCTTGATGACTTGTTGAAGTTTACCGTGACCCTATTTAAATCTGCTGCCGGTAGAAAGTTATCTACAATAGAATGTCACGATCTTGTTTGTAAGATTGCAAGTGTTATTGTTGTGGGGGG